AGTGTGGGTGTCCATGACCACATCGGTGATGGTCATGAAGTCGCCGTACTGGCTCAGCGTCACGGTGTAGTCCGCGTTGCTGAGCTTCGACCCTGCCGGGGTCACACCTTCGACAAGCGGCGTGGTCGCGACCGGGATCGAGAACGATCCAGTGCCGGAGCCAGCCGAGCCAGAAGCGCCGGTCATGTAGTAACGCCGGAACTTGGCCGTCTGGGTGCTGTTGAGCGGCAGCGGATAGGTCTGACCGAAACGCTCAAGCTGCAAGAGCGGCTGAGCGCGGGTCAGCATGCGGACTACTGAGTAGGCCGCGACTGCCGGGGAGATGTCACCATAGACAACGGGGTTCATTCTTTAAGCTCCATGTTGGTTCAAAGTCCTGCTTTGGCGAACTGGTCAAAAGCTCCGTTGAAGTCGGCGCTGTCGATGCCAGCGGATACCGCCGAGCGTTTAGAACTGACTGGAGCCAACGCAGCAGCCGCTTGTTTGGTGCTCGCGGGCAGATCAGTTGCCTTCTTGGGGGCTGGCGCAGTGGTTCGCTGTTGCTGCTGCTGTTGCTGCTGCTGTTGCGTTCCGATGTCACCAGTCTCCTTACGATACCGCGCCACGAGATCAGCCACGTCTTGCGGTGTGCCGTTCGTAATAACACTGTTGTAGGCATCTCGCAAGTATGAGGGTTGGGCCTTCGCCCAAGCCGTCACCTTCGTCGCGAGATCGTCGTTGTACTCAGGGATCGTCTCCTTGAGTTCGCCGTACTGCGACTTCGCAGCCAGTGCTTCAACCATCTCCTGCAACGGCTTCAGGACCGTCGCAAATTCATTGAAGATGTACTTCGTCAGAATGTTGTATTCGCCGCGCCGACGAAGACCTTCAGCAGCCGCCACATCAGGCCAATCCTTGATGTAGGCGTCGAGCGTCTTCTGCTCCTCTGCGGAGTAGAGAGCTTCCTCGCGCTGCTGTTGCTCCTGCTTCGTCTCTTTGCCGTCACGAACTAGTGCGGCGAGGCGCGTCAGGACATCCTGCTGCTCCTGCTCTGAGGGGCCGGTCGCTCCAGTCGCCCCGGCTGCGCCGGTTGCGCCTGATGAGCCCGTCGCCCCGCTTGCACCTGTCGCGCCTTCAGCCGCCGTCGCACCAGTGGCACCGGTCGCACCAGACGCACCAGTAGCGCCTTCAGCCGTCGCACCAGTGGCACCTTCAGCAGCCGTCGCACCAGTCGCGCCAGTTGCACCAGTAGCCCCGGTTGCGCCGCTCGCTGCCGCTTCCTTCTTCGGTGCAGGCGCAGCGTCTTTCGCGAACTGATCGAAGGCGTTCGAGAAGATCGCATCGAAGTCATCCGCAGCCGGGGCGGTTGCTCCAGTTGCGCCTTCCGCTCCAGCAGTCGCCGCAGCAGCCTGTTCCTCAGTCTGAGCAGCAGTGTTTTCTACAGCCATTGTCTAACCCCTATCCTTTGTTCGATGAACGTGTGAAGCCGTCGATGAGTTTCTTCAGAGTGATCGCTTCACCTCGAACACCCGGAAGATCACCTTCAGTACAAGTCACGAGGCGGTCCTTCGCCGCCTCGTACATGAACCGGAGATACTGCACTACATCCGGCAGATCACTGGAGGGTCTTGCCTTGATCGCTTCCAGTAGTTCCGCCGCCTTGTCCCGCGCCTTGGGTAGCATCGTCTAACCCCTTCTCCAACAGTACCAGAGCACTGTCCACTGTAGTTGCATCCGCCGTGGCCGAGTTCTTCTGGCCCTGCGTGATGTTCTTGAACGCCTGCGACAGAAGTTGCCGAACTTGTGCTTCGACCATCTGCTGCTGCTGTTGCTGCGTCTGCGCCTGAGCCTGATCGCGCTGCTGACGACGCATGTTGCTCTCACTCTCGGACACAAGAATGTCGTCGAGATCGCGCACCTCGAAGCGGGCTCGCGCCAGCTTGCGGGGGTCGATCTCCATCTTCTCCTCATCTGTGAGAGATGCGGCAAGCTGGTCGATCTGCATACCGCGGATTTCCTTGGCTACCAGAGAAGTAGCTCCGCGAGCGATCACGTTGTAGTCGCCCGCAGGGGCGACATGGGGGTTGAACTTCGTGTTGAACTGCACCACCGAGTAGATCACGGACTGCGTGAAGGCATCGAAGCTCCGCACGATATCCTTGAACGGCAGCGCCGCGTCGGAACGCATCATCGCCGCGCCGGTCGGTGAGCGCATCGGCTCTGACGACTTCATGCCACGATCCATGTCTCCACCAGTCTGCGGGCCGACGAACGTCTCGCTGTCCGCGAACTTCTGGAACTGTTCAATCATCTGTGACAGTTCCGGCAGATGGCTGTCGATCGTGATCGGGCGCACAGCCGGGAACTGCGCTTCCTGCCCGCTGCCTTCACGATACCAAATCTTGTACGCCTCGATCTGCGAGATGTCCTGATCCGGCACCATGAGATCGCGGTTGATCTCAAGGTTCGGACCGCAGACCACGCTGGCGTTGTCCAGCATCATGCGGGTCGCGGCGCACAGCGACATCTGGCTGTCGCGCATGATCTGCGGCAAGCCGTTGCCGACAGGGCTGGTGTCGTCGTCGTCGAACACGAACGGATGGATCGTGCAGACTTCCATGTCGAGCTTGCGCCACGCATTGATGTCGCACTTGATGACCTTGCCGTCGAGCAGCCAGACTTCTGCTTCGAGATCATCGGTGAGCTTGTCGTCCGGCACATCGGCCCCGGCTGCTTGCAGGTACTCGCCTGAGATCGGGCCGTTCCAGATCAGCACTTCGTACTTGCCGCCGACATCCGAGCGCGCCTGATCCGAGACATTCGTCCGCACACCCATGTTGCGCAGTTCGGTCTCGAAGTTGCGGGCCTTGTAGTTGCCGGTGCCGTTGTTCTTCACATAGGACTTGATGACATCCGGGAAGAAGTCGTTGCGGCGAGCAAGGGCAATAAGCTGCGCCCGGCTGAACACCAGACGGATGAAGTAACCGTCCATGTTCTTGAGCGTCTTGGCGCTCATGTCCGGGTAGAAGTCCCAGACCGACAAGAACTCGTACTGCGGCTTGAAAGTGTCGGTCGTCGTCGGCGCGGGCGTCGTGTTATCGCTGGCGAGACCCCACGATGTGGATTTCGACGCCTTCACGAACGGGCCGCGTAGAAGTCCAAGGCCGTACATGATGCCGGACTTGACGACTGACCGGTTGAGCGACACGTAGTCCTGCGTCTGATCGCCGCCGAGTTCCTGAAGCTGATCGTCGATCCAGATTTCCAGTTCCCGCGCACGATCCGCCGCCAGTTCGTTGACAGCCATCTGCACAAGTTCAGGCGTCAACTGCACCTGCTGGCCTTGCTGTTGCATCTTCTGCATGAGGGTCTGCACGGCCTGCTGCGCGTCTGCCGGGTCGAGTTCAGCGTTCGGTGACGCCTTCAACTGCCAGTTCCGCTCTGAGCCGGGGAACATCAGGTTCATGACGCGCGACATGGTGCTGATGGCTTTGACGCGGGTCAGCTTGGGGTAGGCGCGTGACCGCTTCGCCCCAAGCATACTCTCGATCTCTGGATCGTAGATGCCGAGATACTGGCGCAAACTGCGCAGCCACTTCTGCTCAGCCTGAAAGCGATCGCTCGAATACCGGTCGAACGTGCCGACTAGTGCGAGGCCCAGCCGGTTGAGCGTGTCCACGTCGATCCGCTTGACTGGCGCGACGGGCGGCTGCGGAACTTCTACTGCGGGCGGGTCTGTCACATCTGCGGTGTTCATCGCACGTCCTTATCGCATGTGGTAGCTGGGGGAGAACGATCGCGGGATTTGCAGCTTCTTGTTGGCGTTCGAGCCATAGCGCATCTCGCGTTCCGTCAGACGGTGGAAGTACCGGCACAAGTAGCCGAACCCGTCGCAGGGATGACTGTACTTGTTCTTCTCCGGTTCCATGGTCGTCACGGTGTCTTTCTTCTGGTCGATCACATAACGCCATCCACCCTTGAGACCCCTGACCAGTTCAGGGCAGCGCAAACCATCTATCACAAGTGCTGGACCGGCGTCGGTCAGCCGCGATGTATAGTGCTCAATGGCATTAAGGCGCAAGGGGAACCGGTTATTGCTCTCGGCCTTCACCTCGAAGTGCCGCTTCAGGATGTCCACCGATGTTTTCGCATCGCTCTGCGAACGATTGGCCGCAGCCGGGTCCGGCGCGATAATGACCCGCGCCTCTGGGAAGAACGTGCGCAGGAACGGCTTCAGCTTCTCGATGACCAGCCGCTCCGTGGAGTAGTTGATCTGCACTAGTTCGGCCAGCACAAGCAGCCGTCCATGCAGGTCTTCCTGCCCGAAGATGAGCGCGCTGCCTGCCATGCCGGGATCGTATCCGATCACCAGTGGCAGGTGCGGGTTGAACTTGAGCCGCGACTTCGACACATGCAGCCCGGCGTTGAAGCTGGGGACTACAGGCTTGCCGCTGATTGAGAAGCCCCACTCGCTCTCAAGGAACTGCTTGATCCACGCAGTAGTCTTGCCTTTAGCGAGGTTCGTGTAGTACGCACGCTTGCCCGGCAGGAACTCGATGTTCTCGGCTTCTGGCGAAAATCCTGAAGGCTGCTTGAAGTATTTCACATTGCGGAAGTTGTCCTTCTCCGCATCGTCGCTCAGCATGGCCTTCGCCGCCGCGAACGCATCAGGGTCGTTGACTACTGCATCAGGAACACCGATCTCCCACGGCAGACGCACACGTTCGACTTGTGCTGGGTTGTGCAAGTAGTCGAACCACCAGTTGTCTTCGGTGTCCGGGTTCGACGATCCCCACATCCCCCAATTCGTAGCGCCGCCGTCCTTCGCAGCCGGGAAGCGTCCGAGACGGCCAGACAGGGCCTCGATGATCTCCTTGGGTATCTGCACGAACTCGTCAATCAGGGCGAACGTGACTTCGAGTGACAGCACGCGCGCCACGTCCTCTGGAGTATCCAGAGGACGAAACAACACTTCACACTCGACATCCGCGAAGCGCAGTGTGAAGGTCTTGGCGGTTTCCTTCCACTCGCCAGCCACGCCATGCTTGAACCAGTAGTTCCATGACACGAGGGTCGTATCACGAAGCTGGGGCGCGGTGTTTCGCACGACGACAGCCCGGCTGCGCCTGATCCCGTCCGGGCCGGGCTGCTGCTTCTTCGCCATGAAGATGAGCTTGAAGAACAGGGCCGTGGTCTTGCCGGAACCCACCGGGCCGACGATCCAGTCGTAAAACAATTCCGCCGACCGGTAATCTCGGATGAACTCCTTGATCGTCGGCGGCGGCTTGTAGTCGATGACCTGCTTCTTGGGTAGGGGCGCAGCCATGGCCTCACTTCACAGTCGATGTAGACCCGGTGGGTCGTTGGAACGGTGCTACCACGGCATGAACTTTCCAGTCTCGAACCAGTAGAAGACTTCAGCCCAGAAGCCGAAGCAGAAGGCCATGCAAGAGATGAAGCCCCAATTCGGATGAACTTCCACACGTGCCATACTAGTCCCCCATGTGGATGTTGATCTGGAGCGCGGTCTGATTGGTGCTGGCGCCGCTCTTGTCAGGCTCCAAGCCCGCCACGCGCCACGTGGCCTTGATGAGATCGGCTCGCACTGTCGCGGGCACTCCGCCGTTCTTGTCGTGGATCATCTGCCAACTGGTCTTCAGCAGTTCCTCGGACTGGAGCATCGCCTTGAGCTTGAAGGACATGCCCTCGGTCTTCACGATCTCCTTGAAGCGAGCGACATCGGCGCGGAGATCAGGGCGGTGGCGGAGTTCTTCCCACTGATCCTCCGTGATGCCGTAACTCTCACAAATTTCCTGAATGCTCGCGGTCTTGAGCACAAGTTCAACCGGCAGCGTCGGCGGGTACGCGCCAATCGCTGGGTCCGGGGACAGGTTCTCGATAAGGGGCGGCATGTTCATGGCGGGGCAAGATATGTGCGCCGTCGCGGAAAGTCAAACATCTGAGGAAAGAACGGCAGGACCGAAGCCCTGCCAGTTGGTGTTTGGGAGGAAACGCCGTCGCGAACATCGCTAGGCGGGAACTCTCATACACTGGAATTTTCTTTTGTCAAAATTTTGGAGAAAATTCCTATATCGGATT